GAGGTGACTTTGTTGAAAAAAGTTGAAATCAAAGACCGAATTCGAAATGCTATGGATTTAAGAAATTTAACTCAGTCTGAGCTTTCAGAAAAAGCAAAAATCGATAAAGGACAACTTAGTTCCTATTTATCAGGAAAATATAAACCACGTCAAAAAAACATTGAGGCAATTGCCAAGACTTTAAATGTAGACGAAGCATGGCTTATGGGATTCGATGTTCCAATGGAAAGACATGTATCATCTGTAAAAAAGGATAATAATTATTTTCAGACAGATGCCGAACGCAAACTTATTCTCTCGTATCGTAAATTAAATGAGAAAAACCAGAAAAAATGTTCTATTTATGTAAACACTCTTCTTACTAACCAACAATTGGAAGAAGAACTCTTGCCTAATGCAGCTCACGAACGTACAGATATAGAAATAACTGATGAAATGAGACAGCATGATGACGACATAATGAACGATGATTCAAATTGGAAATAAATTTTTCATAGGACACGTTGCGTAATATAAATGTATTGGAGGTGTTGCACAATGAATCCGTATGAAGAACTTTTAGATGATGCTCATAAAGAAGGGTTAATCGTAAAAGAAATGCCGTTAAATTCCAATGATGGAAGAATTAAAGGAAATAGAATTGCCATAAGACAGAATTTAGATACAACTGCAAAAAAGGCTTGTGTGTTATCTGAAGAACTTGGTCACCACTACACTTCTGTTGGCAATATCATTGACATGGAGCATACTGGTAATAGAAAGCAAGAGCGCCAAGCAAGACTATGGGGATACAATCGAAGCATTGGACTTTTAGGTCTGATCAAAGCTTATGGACATGGCTGTACAAATCGGTATGAAATTGCTGATTACCTGGATGTTACAGAAGAATATCTGGAAGAATGTATCAGCTGTTACAGAGATAAGTATGGAGTTTATACGACAGTGGATAACTATGTAATATACTTCATCCCATATCTTACGGTTATTAAAATGCTTTAAAATAAGGTGCAGACAATGGACTTACTAAATTCATTTCTAGATAAATTAAAATTAGAAAGTACAAAGAAATTGGAATTATCAAAAAAATATCAAGTTCTCTATTTTGAGAATGGACAGTTATGTAAAGTAACTCCTGAAGAGACAGAATATACATACAATGCTAGGTTTATAAATTCAGATGGTAAATTGTATGATTTGCATGATATTAACGATATAGATAAACTTCCAATCCCATCTTTTTTAAGTTTCAACGGATACGGAATAACTGGAAGTTTAGATTATTTCCTAAAGATGAAAGCAGGTCTTCTAAGAACCAATGGTCTTGTTAATGAGTCTGATCATCTTTACCGAAGACTCTACCTTTTCATGGCAGCTTCAAACAACTGGTTTTTAGAAGAAGATTATCTATGTTATTGCAAGGTATTACTGCAAGAGTTGAGATTGGAAGAAGCTGAATCGGAAGAGCTAAAGATTAAAAGTTATCTCAAACAACATGGAATAGTAAAAGACTTGTCATTAGAAATTGCTAATCTAACTATTAAGAATTGTAAAAAATACAATACGGATCTAGTACAGATGAGTGCTCATTGTTCATGCTGTGAGATATGCAACAAACTTCAAGGGCGAGTGTATAGCTTATCTGGTAACAGTAAAATTTTTCCAAAATTGCCTGAAGTGATTCTAAAAACCGGGAAAGTTCATGAGGGATGCAGACATACCATTGCGCCTTTTTCCATCAAGTATAGTAACGCTATAAAAGATAAATTCGGAAATGATGTAGATGTGATTCAAGCAAGTACACGTCCGTATGTTGATGATAGGACAGAAGAAGAAAAGAGAAACTATATTCTATATACAGAAGATAAAAAGAAACGAGACACTCAGATGCGTGATAGAAAAGAGTATTATCGTATTGTATATGCTTTGCCGGATGATGCTCCAAAAAGCTTTTCTGCTTATCGCAGAATGAAGAGAACTAAAACAAAGAATTTCTTATTGCTTATGGAAAAGGCGAAAGAAGTCGGTATTGAAATAATATTAAATGATTAAGGATATAACTCCCGGAATGGATTTATATATAAGTATGTGGTGTACTTAAGGAACAGGCTCTCAATAGAAAGGAAAAGCTTATGAAAAAGAAACTCGTAGCAATCCTATTAACATTGTCTATGATTGGGTGCACGTTGTGTGGATGTACTTCCAGTGAACAGACGGATCAATTATCGATGGAGGATATCGATAAGCGAATCGAACAGGCTATTGCTGATAACAATGAAACATTTCAGTCTGAGCTGCTTAAAAAGGTTGATGAGCAGATTCAAACAAAATTTGGAGAAATCGATAAACTGACAGATGCAGAGAAAGAAGAACTGTATAATTCAATTATGGCATCCGTAAAAGAAGAGTTAAAGAATAACAAGAGTACTGAGACAGTAAAGACGGAAGTTGTTCGTCAGCCAATAACAGAAAAGAAATACTATAATACATATACTACTGTAGTAGCTCCGGAGCAGAAACCGTCAGAGGAAACAAAACCATCTGACGAGCAGAAGCCATCCGAAAGTAAGCCTGAAGAATATCCTAAGATTGAAGATGGAACTATTATTGCTGTTGCCAATGATCTTCCGTATACATTCACTTATGATAAAAACCTCAGTTTTACTGTGACAAATATCTCGGTTAAGGCATATAATCACGAAAGTGAGCCGTATCAAGAGATTGAATATCCTTACGAATTAAGAGTGGAAATAAGCGGAACGTATGATTCTAGTGACGAGATTGAGATTCATAAAACGATATTCGGATATGTAGTATTGGATCCACATGGATCATCGTTTAAAATGAATGAAGGTTATAGAGATAGCGAAAATCATACATTCTCTTCATCTACTACTATTCCGGTGAGAATGTTACCTGACAGTGTTACATTCGTAGGGAATGAAAGTTAGGAGGGGATTGTTGTGAATATAAAAGAATACACGTATGATAATAAGCTTTCTTCATTATCTGATACAGAATTAAAAACTTATGGAAGAGAACTACTGGCAAGACAATATGCCGGTGAAGAACTTACAGATGAGTTATATACAGAGTTGAGAGATGTATGTAGCGAATTTGTAAACAGAGATAATTAAATAAAACAAAACCGCCCTTGCTACCAACAAGGACGGTTGACGCACCAAACTCCGAAGAGCGGTGCAGATTATATGAAGCAATAATATTGTATCATCTTCGGGGCAGTCAATCAATCAGAACTGTTGTTCTATTGTATGGCTGTTATTTTTATACTTAAAAGGAGATGATTATATGGCAACAGCTAAGAAGTTACCTTCCGGATCCTGGAGATGTCAGGTATTCAGCCACTATGAAATTGTCTTAGATAAAAACGGAAAACCTGTTATTGATCCGAAAACGAAGAAACAGAAACAGAAAAGAATCTATAAGTCTTTCACTTGTGATGATCCATCGGCAAGAGGAAAAAGAAAAGCTGAAGCAATGGCTGCTGAATGGGCAGACAACAAAGAAATCAAGAAAGATGAAGAAGTACAAATGACTTTCGGTGATGCACTAGAAAAGTACATCCAGGAACGGTCCGCTGTCCTCTCACCGTCCAGCATCAGAAAGTACAAGAGTATGCAACGTAATTGCATGGTACCGCTCAAAGAGTATCAGCTAAAGGAAATCACACAAAGCGTAATTCAAAAGGTGATTAATAAGGCATCTACAGAGCTGTCACCTAAGTCTGTTCGTGACATGAATGGACTGATCAGCGCGGTAATGAAAAGATTTCGTCCGGGAATTGTAATCAATATCACTCTTCCAAAAAAACTCAGGAGCAACATTTACATTCCTACAGAAGTGGACATTAAGAAGATTGTTCGTGCATCAGAAGGAACTATCATGGAAGTGCCAATTCTCCTCGCAGCGTTTGGAGCTATGCGAAGAGGTGAGATCTGTGCATTACAGAAGTCCGACATCAAGAATCACACGATACACGTTACAAAAACAATGGTTATGAATGATGAGGGCGAATGGATTGTGAAAGCACCTAAGTCTTATGCTGGTGACAGATACGTGAATTATCCATCATTCGTAATCGAGAAGTTTTTGGAACTTTCAACCGACACTGTAAACATGAATCCGAATACATTAACAACATCGTTTGGAAATCTCCTTAAGAAATTAGAGATACCCCACTTCCGATTCCACGACTTAAGGCATTACAACGCTTCTGTTCAACATGCGCTAGGAATACCAGATGCGTATATCATGCAATCTGGTGGATGGGGAAATGATTCGGTACTGAAAGAAGTCTACCGTCACACTCTTCCGGACATGGAAGATAAAATGAATAAGATTGCAATCGACTATTTTGAGTCTATGCAACACGAAATGCAACACGAAGCATAACAATCATTGATTTTACAGGGGTTTTAGCACTTTCTATGGGAGTTCGATTCTCTCATCCCCTGTAAAGCCAGTAATCGTTATGGTTACTGGTTTTTTTGTTTTTCCCAGTAAATACAAGGGTTTCACAGATTCTAGCATATTAGAATAATTCTTATAAGTTAGAGGAATTATACGATATTGGAAAACTATGCAACACGAAATGCAACACGGAAATAGAAGAAGATGATGCAATATTAATGCCCCAAAGCAAATTGCTCTGGGGCATCTTTATTACTCAATCCAAGCCTGGAACTTGTCAATGAATCTGTATTTGTCTCCGGCGAATCCGTCCATGCCACTTGCTTTCAGTGTATCGACCTGATCTGCGTAGAAGTTTTTGTTATTCTGCACTGACACTCTGTAGTGAACCATCTGGTACTCATATCCTTCCGGTGTAATGTAATACAGCTCAACTGCGAGAATCTCTGATCCGTCTCCGAGGATTCCAT